GCAAAGCCTAAAAAAACAACAGCAAAGAAAAAGTAAATGGCACTAACTGAAGATGCTGACACCTTGAACGTATATCTCAACGACTTTGGTGTAAGTTGTCAGATCGGTAGTGGCACTGCTTTTAAAGGTATTTTAGATAAACCTACAGATGTAATTGGTGGAGGTCTTGCTACATCTGTTGAATATTTATTAACATCAAAAACAACTGATGTTACATCCGCATCACGTGGTACAGCAATATCTGTAGATTCAACAAACTACACTGTTAGAGAAAACTTGCTTATAGATGATGGCAGTTTTACTACACTATTATTGAGCAAAGTATAATGGCAGATACAAGACGAGAGCTAATATTATCAAGAATGAAAACTAACCTTGATGCTATATCTAATGCTACTGTTTATAGATCTAGAGTAGAACCATTAGCAAGAGCAGAAACACCTGCGATAATTATTGAACCAGTAGAAGATAATCCTACAGATACTAACTTTTTTGACAAGTTAGATTGGGCGATGAGGGTAAGAGTATCAACAATTGTTAGGGCTGCCGTACCAGATGATGATTCTGATACATATACGCAGCAAGTTCATTTAAGATTAATGGCAGATCCAACTATAAATTCGTATGCTCTGGATTTAACGCCAGATCGTACTGATTTTAGTTTGGTTGAGGCTGATATACCTCTTG